GGAAGACAGCTCGTCAATGACTACCATATCGTATCGGAACGGCAGTCCGCTCTCCATAAGCCACGGGACATTTTCACGGTTGATGACCGTAATATCCGCATCACAGAGGATTGCAGCTTTCCGCTCCCTCTCGGTACCGACTGCCGCCGATATGGTCAGATGCCGCAGATGATCCCATTTTCCGCATTCTGTTGGCCATGTGTCTCTTGCTACCCGGAGGGGGGCGATCACCAGAACTTTATGTACCTCAAAGCTGTCAAACAGCAAATCCGCAACAGCTGTCAGCGTGATACTGGTTTTGCCGAGACCCATATCCAGAAATACCGCACAGACCGGATGACTGCAGATGTATTCGGCGGCATATTTCTGGTATTCATGTGGAACGTATTTCATCAAGAATTCCTCCGATCTGCTTTTCGTCATCCAGAACATATACCTTGAATCCCAGCCGTTTCAGAAGCCGGATTCTGGATGTCTGAATGGGTCTCGGTGTTTCACCCGGTGCTTTGACTTCCACAAAACCGAATCTGCCGCCCGGTAAAAGAATCAATCTGTCAGGCATGCCTGCAAATCCGGGAGAAGTAAACTTCGGTGCGATCCCACCCAGTTTACGTACGGCGGTTACCAGTTTTCGTTCAATGCTTGTTTCTCTCATGTTGTTCCATCCTGTAAAAAGTGGAGGTAGACCTCGGTACATGTCATTTTCAAAACTTTTCTTGGAGTGTATTATGATAGGCCTATGAAACTTTTGTAAATGACCTTATATGAGGTCTACCCCGGTGTGTCAGTTCAGAAAATCTTCAAAATCTCCGTCATCGGTTTTCAGCCGGAGACCCGCAAAATAGCGTTTCCCTTTGGCTGTGATCCGTTTATAACCCGCATTTTCCATGGCAGTATAGAAATCCGTTGTACTGCGGATATATTCACTGCTTTCGATACAGTAATTCCGGTAAGCCTGATACAGCGAACTGGAGCTTTCTCGGTATGTGGGATCAAGTTCACACTTGTCCTCGAGATACTGACCAAACCAGTCGTTCTGGCTGCGGTATTCGTCGATTGCATTCCGTACACATTCCGGAACATCGATCCGGTAATCCAGATCAATCACCTTTTTGGCACCTTCGATAATCCACGAAAGCACACTGCCGCCCGCATTTTGAAAGAGGTATTCCGCGTAATTCTTGATGTCGCTTTTGCCATCGATTTTCGCGTTGAAGGGAATGACAATCAATCTGCGCCAGATCCCATCGTCGGATGCACTGACCTTCGGAAGGTGGTTTGTGTACAGAACCAGTGTGTGACAGGGCTTGAAACTGAACGGGTCTTTGTATTTCTTTTCGGCGAACACATCATCGGTGGAACAAAGCTGCTTGACAGTGGAGTCATTGAGTCGGGAGCCTTCCTGCAGTTCTGCGGCAATCAGTAATCGTTTGCCTTTGACTTCTGCCATCTCCGGCTTGATGTTTCGTCTGCATCCGACAGTCAGCGTATCGGCAGAAATATTGCCGCTGTACAGACCGAGTACACGGGATACCACATTCCAGAAGGTGGATTTACCGTTCCGCCCGAAACCGTAGGCGATGATCAGAGCTTCCACATAAACCTTGCCGATTACAGCGAGACCACAAATTTTCTGAACATAGTCGATCAGTTCACAATCCCCACAGAAGATACGGTCAAGGCAGTCCAGCCACAGTTTTTCTCCTTTTCGGTCGGGGGAAACAGAGGTAATTTTCGTTATAAAATCATCGGGCGAGTGATCTCTTGCACAGGCGAGCCCTTTTCGCAGATCGTATGTAGCATCCGGCGTACACAGCAGAAAGGGATCACTGTCCAGATCACGGGGATCAATTTCCAGCATAGGTCGTGCTTCCTTCAGTGCAGCAGTGATTTTCTTGGAATCACGGCGTCCGAGGACAAAGTTCTGATAATTCTGGGCGGCAACACAGGCACGGTACGCTTCCAGCTGATCGTCACTCATGATACTCTCGGCTTTCTGCTTAGAGGTATTGTTCAGAATCTCCTGACCGCCGGACTCTACCAATTTCTGATAAGCATCCATGAAATCTGCCGTAGCTTCTTCCAGCTGTCTTCGTGTCAGCTCGTGAGCCACCGCCTGCGCACCCGGTTCGCTTTCCTGCCAGTAGTGATCGATATAGCGGATGTATCCGGTAGCCGGGGAATACCGCAGTTCGTTTGCAAAATGGTGGGACAGAATTTCCGCCTGACCGACATCGGTATAATCGGAAGGTTTGTAGGATTCACCCCAGACATCGGGCGGAACATAACCGGACTGCTGCTGAACCTTGGCGTAGAACTTCTGGGCACTGTGCCAGATGGAATTCAGCTCATCTTCGGGAAGGGGAGGAACGCATTTGTCCGCCTTTTCCAGAAAACACATGTAGGCGCGCTCACTGTCCCCGTATTTCTTGATAATCTGTCCGGCGAACCGGGATAATGTCGCATTGCGGCTGCCTTCCGGTATGATTTCGCGGGTACAGCGATCCTCGAAATTATTCTCAAAAGCGAGTTCATCCAGATATTGCGTCAAAGTGATACTGCCTTCGTACACTTCGACTTCCGGCAATGAAGTGCCGAAGAAGAACCGTGCGGCATCCAATGCCTTGGTATCGAAATAGGGGAAGAGTTCGTTCACCTTTTTCTTCATACTGCTGTAGACCGCCGCATCCGTAACCGGATCAATGGGAAACAGCACATGGAATTTCGGTCGTGCCGCCTTGCCGTTCTTTTCCTTCATGTGGGAACGGCTGTAATGTACGGCGAAGGAAACAGCGGGGAAGGCGTCCCTGATATTATCAGGTGTCACCCAGTCTTCAGGATTATCGCTGTGATCGTTGTCGCAGTCAACCGGAAGACAGTCCGCACCGAGGAAGTTTTCGCCATTGCGGTAATGGTTCCGGTATTCCGCGCATACATAATCGTGCGCTGTGGCTTTGCGGAGAGAATCTTCGTCCGCAACAATGATTCTGTGGGGATAGGAACAGTTGCCGGGATTGCCGAGGGAATCGGCGTAATAAAGCGAGAAATTCATTCCGTCACCTCCTGACATTCTTCATTGAAATAGCGAACCGGAATGTTCTTTCTGGATGCACGGGAGATTTCTTCCTGCATTCCCGGGGAGATGTATTTGCCGAAGACCCACACCTCGGCACACTTGCTCATCAGTGCGGAGCCGAAGAACATTCCCAGTGCACGTTCTTTCGGGTTGCTGTCGTCCATGAACTGCGGATACAGAAGATGGACTGCGAGAGGGATGTAGCCGATGTCAACCGCAAACCGGCAGTATTTCCGTGCCGCGGCAACATTATCTTCAACATCTCCGGCATAGGGCGAGCAGATATACACGATCGGACGGAAAGCAAATCTCTGTTCTCCGAAAATATTGGAAAAAGCTTCGTAGGGAGTCGGATCGTAATATCCTTCGCTGTTGAACTTTTCTGAACGCATAAGCGCCTCCTTTCTCGATGGACATATCCGCCATCTGCAGTACACTGGAGGTCAGACGGCGGAATGGTCCGGTTTTTATCAATCTTTTTTATAAAATTCTGTTTCGTAACCGGCGGCACGGAGCTGTAATCCCTTGGCCCAGGTCGGTGTCTGAGCCATCTGCTCACAGATCTCATCAAGGGACATACTCTGCTCTGCCTCGATCACCAGTTCGTCATGGATATGCATGACAATGGAGCAGTCTCTGAGTGTCTTCATGGCATAGCAAAGTATATCTCTGGCAATGGCCTGAACAATATTCTCGACCAGCTTCGGCCCATAGGTGTTCAGCCGTTCCCATTTCTTTGTACTGCCGATTCCTTCGTAAGTGATACAGTCGGTACCGTAATCGTTCGTTCCGATCTGAGGTTTCACATAAGCAAGCTCTCTGCCGGAGGGAAGACGGATAAACAGCATTCCGCTTCTGCGTGTAAAGCGGATCCCGTGTGTTTCTGTTGTGGTTCTGAACCGGACAGCATCCTTGGCAGCAGTATCGACATCCCACCAGAGTTTTGTGATATTTGGACTCGCCTGTCTCCATGCATCTACGATCAGAGGCAGTTCCTCTTCTGTAAGTCCTTTTTCCAGTGCTCCCATCGCTTTCAGCGCATTGACAGACCCGCCGTAGCCGAGAGCGAGCTCCGCAACCTTTCCTTTCTGGCGCAGATGCCCGTTGATTCCGTGGGGTTCTACAGGAACTTTGAACATCTGGCTTGCCGAAGCACAGTAAATGTCACCGCCGTCCGCAAAGACCTTTTGTCTCCATTCTTCTCTGGCAAGCCATGCAATCACACGTGCTTCGATAGCGGAGAAGTCGGAAACGATGAACTTTTTTCCTTCCCGGGGAACAAATGACGTGCGGATCAGCTGGGATAAAGTATCCGGGATATCGTCGTACAACATAGCAAGAGTGTCATAGTTGCCTGTCCTAACGAGGTATCGTGTATCCGCCAGTTCTTTCAAATGATTCTGCGGGAGATTCTGCATCTGAATGAGCCGACCAGCCCATCGACCGGTGCGGTTTGCTCCGTAAAACTGAAACATCCCTCTCGCCCGACCGTCATCACAGACTGCGGACTCCATTGCCTGGTATTTCTTCACAGAAGATTTGGCGAGCTGCTGGCGATACTCAAGGACATCCCGCGGTGCAGGAGAGGCGGTTCTGATCAGTTCGGAGACTGTCTTTTTGCCAAGCGTGTCGGTTTCCAGACCATTATCAGACAGCCACGCTTTCATCTGAACGACGGAATTCGGATTTTCAAGTCCGGTCAGAGACTTTAGCTTTCCGGTCAGCTCCGCATGGGAATAAGCATCCAGTTCAATCGCAGCGCGGACAAGTTCCATATCCAGTCCCACGCCTCGATCGTTGATTTCCTGATCGATCCGGTATTCTTCCCAGACCGAATCCGGAACCGGGTATTTCGCCAGCTTTTCCTGAATCGCCATTTCCGTTTCCACGTCACGAATGTTGTATTTCTTGAATGCACTCCATTTGTCCGGCGCGTGATGGGGCAGATTACGGATACGCTGTCCGTTCGACTTGGTCGGTGTACAGGGCTGACAGAAGTATCGGATCAGGTCTTTACCTTCGGAGAGCTTCTGCTTGTCTAGCTCAAGGACACTTCCCACGTTTTCCAGAGAAAGCGGCAATCCCAGTGTTGCGGCCCAGACCATGGAACATCGCCACGATGCGGGATTGAGATAACTGCCGGTCGGATAACCGAGATGCCGTGAGAGACAAACCCTCTCAAAGGATGCGTTAAACGCCCACTTGAGGACGGAATCATCTTCAAGAGCCACAATTATTTCATCCGGAATTCTCTCACCGCATGCCAGATCAATAATCCATACAGGCCCACAGTCGACACTGTATGCGAACAGAAGAACAGCAAAATCAGGTGCTTCCACATAGCGGTAGACACCGGTTTTCTTCAGATCATGACTGCTGTAGGTTTCAATATCAATGCTGAGTGTTTTCATAAATCCTCCCGTTCACCCGAAAAGGGCAGCAGATTACTCCACTGCCCACGGGCTCGTTATTCTCAGCCGAGGAATTCCTCATCGCCGTCATCTGCGAAATCTGCTTCCGCACTAGCCTTGCCGCCGAGCGGTTCACCGGCACGGATCAGCTGAAGATTGTTCAGACTGCACGCGATGCCCTTGCTGCCGCCTGCATTGAATGCGTAAAAGCTGATGCTTGCACGGCCATACACGCCGGAATAGACTTCGGAATGATCAAGGATTGCATTGCAGTTGGCATCAACAATGCCCGGCTTGTCAGAAGATTTGGCGTTCAGGTAATAGCAGTTGGCATAGACAGGATCATCGGGACGCTTTACATCACCATCATGGAGCGGAGAAAGGATGGCAGAAAGCGCAGGGACGGATTTACCGTTGCCCTTGAGCTTTGCCTGACCGTCGTTGTAAGCGGCATTGATCGCTTCGTTGATCTTGGCAATGGTTCTGGTGTCGGACTTCTTGATAATGAGATTGACGGAATACTTGGGAGCGCTTCCGTTGATGGATTTGGGTTCCCATACATTTACGTAGGACCAACGGGTGTCGGGACCGGTGATCACTTTGGTGGGATTTTTGTTGATAGCAGACATTTACAGTTCCTCCATAAAATCGTGTTTAGCATTTTTGATTTCCGGACGTTTGTCGCTCTCCGGTACGAGCGTGGGTTTACCTGCAGGTTTCTCAATGAACCCGGACAGCAGTTCTTCAAATCGGGACTTGCCAAGGTGCTTCTGCATGGCTGTGATGCCGAGGATTTTCTTTTCGTAGGGATCGAATCCGGCGTTTGCCACCGCTTCTGCAGCAGCTGCTTCATCGGTGTACCTGCGAATCGATCGTCCTTCAACCACTTTCCAGCCATGCCACACCTTACCACCAAGTGCCTTGCGGAGAGCGTATTCCTTCAGATCGGCTGCCCAGTCCAGAAGGCTGTCAAGACTGCCGAGAAGATTCTCGATTTCTTCGTCCTTCAACATGGGCGGGAGTTTGAATTCGTGCTTTGCCAGATCGAGATTGGCATCCGCTCTTGCACGGCAGTGTACCTTGGCTTTGCAGAAGACACACCAGCTTCCGCATCGGAATTCGCCTTCACCGGCATAAGCCAGTTCCGCGGTGGGATGAAGAACCTCATCCGCCCAGCGGTACAGTTCTGCCTTGGTGATTTCGTATGTACTGATGTTGTCACGGCGCGGTTGGAAAATCGTCATGCTGACCGTTTCAATATCGTACAGCGCATCGAACAGCTCCAGCGCACCGAGTGCATAGCACATCATCTGCGGATTTTCTATCGCAGAGACCTCGATCCCCCGACCGTGCTTGTAGTCGATGATTTTCAGTGTCCCGTCTGCGATCAGAATGCAGTCCGCCGTACCGAAGCCGTGAGGTACCCATCGCGAGAAGTCCACATGCTGCTCGATGAGAATCTCCGGATCCGGGCAGGTTTCCTTCGTAGCCGCAAGCTGTTCCATAATGTATCCCGCATAACCTGCCGCACAGTCTTCCATTTCTTCTGAGTAGAATCTTATGTCTCCGGCGGGATCGTCAGCGGGGAAACCGAGAGCTTCTTTCAGACGGAATTCGCAGAGAGCGTGTGCTTCGGTTCCTTCTGCAGCATGATCGCTGGAAGTACTTTCCTCGAGGCTTGCGTTAAGTCGTGCGGAAGGAGGGCAGTGGAGCCAGCGGTCGGCAGAGGAAGCGGAAAGAATGGCGTGTCCTTTAGGTGGCATGGATCATTTCCTCCGCATCGTGGAGCAATACCCTGTACTGCCCGGGATCAACAGCGGAGAGCTTATCCGCTCCGTATTTCTTCAGAAGATCCCGGATCTGATCGGTGTAGCCCTTGCGGGACATTCCTGCCAGCACTGCACGTACTTCTTCGAATTTCGGCTGGGGTTCGGCAGGGGAGGCGGTTTCGGCTTTTCCGAGCATCTCGGTGATGGTTTCAGCGGCGGATGTCAGAGAAGCGGCGCATCTGAGAAGCTCCTCCGCGATTGCAGCCAGTTCGTCTTTTCTGTCCATTTGTTTTTCCTCCATTTTCCTGAATTGCGTTGATGTTCTTTGCCATTCTGCCGGAAACAACACTGATAGCGGCAAGAAGCCCAATCAGCTCATCACGGTCAGCGGTGGTGATTGCGATGTTGTTCATGGATTTTCCTCCGTTCTGTGGATGTATCGGTATCCTGTCCACACACCACACTGGAGGTTCAGCATCAAAGTGGTCCGCAGTTTTTTCAGAATTTGAAAAATATTTTCGGGAAATCGAAGTTTTATTGTCCGTAGTGCATCGTTGACAAAAAGATGGATATAGGGTATAATGTAAGGAGAAAAAACAGGAGGATGCACCATGGGAAAACGTTCATATGAGATTCTCAGCGGAAATACTGTCACGGCTGTATGGAAGAACGATACTCTGACAGTCGTGAATTCCGATCTTCTCCCGCTGTATCTGCGCCGTGTTGCCAATGCCGATATGTGGCTGGAAACCCGCGCCATCGACTCCCATCGTGCCAACTCCCGTCTCCTCAAAAAAGCGCTCCGCCTTGCAGAAAAGGACGATGTCTCCACCGTTATTCATGTCAACGGTGCGACCATCACGGACAACTATTGGATTCGTCCCATCGGCTCGGACATGACATACGATGATGTCCGTTTCTCCGATGACTACTTCTCCAACCTCGCCCTGAAGGGAACCTACGACAGCTTCAACCGTGCCGCATCCAGCAAGCGTTCCAAAACACCAGAGCTGACCAATATCGGAAGCTTCGAGAAGTGCTGGAAACTGCGCGACGGAAAGTGGTGGATGTACAAGCGCGCCACCCACGATGAGATGTTCTCGGAACTGTTCGTGTATGAACTTGGAATCGCACTTGGCATGAACATGGCGAAGTACGAGCGCGGGGAAGGCTGCATCAAGTCCCTCGACTTCACGGACGGGGCAGCAGTCAATTTTGAACCGGCGTCCGCTTTCATGGGGGACAATGAAGAATACTCGGATGTTGTTGCCGCTCTGCAGAATATCTGTCCGCAGGCGATTACGGATTACATCCGCATGATCTTCCTTGATACAATCTGCGCCAATCCCGACCGGCATACCAACAATTTTGGTCTTCTGCGAGATCCTGCGACGGGGGATTTCATCGGATTTGCTCCGAATTTCGACAACAACATGGCTCTGATTTCCCGCGGATACCCATCCAAGGCAAAAGCGAATGATGTGCTGGTGATACTGTTCAACGATCTGCTGGACGAATACCCCGAATATCGAGAAGTAATTCCGGAAGTGGACGAAAAACTGGTACGGGAAACGATCGCCAAAGTTGGAATGCGGGTACGTACTCAGGACGTGGTGGATATCATCATGAGCCGGTACGAACTGATTGCAAGATAAATACAGTAACACCTGGTCTTCGGATCGGGTGTTATTACTTGTAGTCCTTCATCCGTTCCGCAAGAATCTTCTTCACACGATCCCAGTGCCGCTTGAATGTGGAACGCGCCATGTTCATCATAACTGCCGCCTGACGTTCGGAACAGCCTTCCATGATAAGCTGACACATTTTCTTTCCTTCAGGATCGAGTTCTTCCAGTGCCTGAAGAAGCTCTTCCAGCAGAGCGGCGTCTTCCACGATGGATTCAATCAAAGGCGCATCATCTGCCAGAGTTTCGTACAGCGTGATGCCTTCGTCGTCGGAATTACCCATTTCCATATCCAATGACAGCATATTTCCTGCTATGCGGAAGGAACATGTACAGCAGTCTCCGCAGCACAGATACCAGTTCTGCCCGGGACAGCTGCAGCGATTGTGATAATGCTCTTTCTTGAACGTGCGCCAGATCGGACGGTAATACTCTTTATAAACTTCTTCCGATACCTGTTCATAGATACGCAGTTCGGGGACATAGATGAAATACTCGCTTCTTTTAGGCTTGTTTGCCATGATAGCTCCTTTCAGATCCGTGAATCCTCAAGGAGCCGTCACCATTATCCGACAGAACAGAAAAATGGCCAGACTGATGCTATAGTTATAACTACAGCATCCTTCTGGCCATCTCGCAGCTCTGAGGATTCAGTGTTCAGCATATTTACTTGTTTACTTTTTTACAGTTTTTTCTTCGATCAGGATGAATCCGAAATCTCCCAGTTTCACACGGTATTGAAAGCCTTTCAGTACAATTGAAAGTGTAGAGGTGTCGGGATTCCATTTGAACAGCAATTTACCATTGCCGGTACGTACTTCGAGTTCCATAAATTCCTCCATAAATCTGGTTTTCTTTCATCTTGTTCGTTTTGTTCGGATGGAGAATTTCGCGGAAGTTAGGCGTAAGTCAAAAAAGAGAAAAGAAAAAAGCCGGATGATATGGAAACAAAAAGTTTCACAAAATCATCCGGCTATTTGGTAGCTCATTCATAATGGCTCCGTTGCTCGGTATGTTGCAGTTTATTTAATTTTGGTCCAAGCTCTCAACCGACCATGAGGTTTTTACGTGTCATTTCAACTTCTACAGATTCATTGCACTTGCGGCACTTGAAGCTGACGACAACCTTTTCATGGGGAAGTGTGAGAGAATCAAATAATCGCTTACCACACTTGGGACATTTGAATTTGTAGTGCATATCATTTGTCTTTGCGTTCTTTTTCGGCATGTCTGACCTCCTTGAAATACAATCAACAGTTACTCTCAGAGGACCGGTATAGTGGAGATACCGAGGTACCGATTGTGGTTAGGGATTACGTTTCGTCAATGAACATATTTCCGTCTCGCAGAAGAAGATACAGTCTGACGTCAATGGCACGGGGGATTTTGCAGTTGATACTGCTCAGGGAATTGTTGCGCAGTTCCGCGATGAGCGTTTCCGTCTGTTTGTCAT